ATATCTTTATAGAGCTGGCAACCTTTTTTAACCGCAGATACAGCGGCATTTGCCAATGCAAATAGTGTAATCGGATCCATAACAACCTACATAGTTATTAAATCCACAGCCAAATAGCTTGTGACATTAGCAATATTGCCAATCCTCCTACCCCTAAACTTGCTTTGTACAGTCTATTATTAACAGCTAAAATACTTGCAGTTAATAGAACGATAGCAATTTGTAACAAAGAGCCAGCATACGTATACCAAGGGGATCTTGATCTAGCTACTGATCTTTCGGCTTCCAATTTCTTTGCTTTTGCCATTAACTCTTTTTTACCTTCGCCAGTATCAGGGTCAGATTCGTAACGTGCGATTTTCTTTTCTAAAAATTCAATTTTTTTAGTATCTTTACGAAATTGAGCATCATCCAATGATTGTTCGGCAAGAGTTTGCTTTATACTTTTTGCTTGATAAAAAGCCCAAGTATTGTTTGCATCGATGGTATTATTTAAAACCTTACTTGAATTGCTACCGCCCATGAGTGTATTAATAGCTAAAAGAGCAGCTAGTACTGTAATGACCCAGCCGGCTTTATCTTTAATAAGCGCTTCTTTTTCACTTCTGCTAAGGGGTTTTTTCTCTTCTGACATTTTTAAACCTTTTAATTAAATTAATTTACAAAAGGTCACGAACACGTTGCATGTTCATACAAAGTCATATATACTAAGTTATTTATACTATTACCTCAATGCTATTTTACACCAACGTTTACGCCCGCGGTAACTTCATATACTTCCGCGGTTTTAGAGACGGTAAACGCGTCAAACAGAAGATATCCTTTCAACCTACGTTATTTGTTCGTTCGAATAAACCGTCAAAGTTTAAATCGATAATGGGGGAAAACCTGGAAGGTGTGAAGTTTCCTTCTATAAAAGAAGCCCGAGACTTCGTACAGCAATATAAAGAAGTTAGTAATTTTCCAATCTACGGTAATACTAATTACGGTTATCAGTTTATTAGTAAATTGTTTCCCGGTATGGTTGAATTCGATGCTTCGTTAATGAAGATTGTAACTATCGATATTGAGACATCAACCGAATATGGTTTTCCTGATTCGCGTAATGCACAAGAACAAATTATTCTTATTACCTTACAGGATTTTAATACCAAGCAGTTAACTACCTTTGGTTGCGGTCCTTATTTAAGTAAGAAAGAAAACTCTTTATATATTCAATGTAAGGATGAATTTGAGTTATTACGTCAATTTATTAACCACTTAAAAGAAGATTATCCAGATGTTATTACTGGTTGGAATAGTCAGCTTTTTGATATTGCATATCTTTCTTCACGTATTATTAAAGTGCTTGGTGAAAAGGCGTTAGAGGAATGTTCACCATGGGGCATTGTACGTCAATATGAAGTACCTACTGCAAGGGGTAGAACACAACTTGCTTACGATTGGAGTGGTATTTCTAATCTTGACTTTATGGATCTTTATAAAAAGTTTTCTTATAAAATGGTTGAGAACTATAAATTAGATACCGTAGCTAAGGAAGAACTTGGTAAGGAAAAAATTAAATCTAAGTGGGGTACGTTTAAAGAGTTCTATACCAACGATTGGGAATTGTTTGTTGACTATAATATTGTCGACGTAGAGTTGGTGGACCAGTTAGAAGATAAGATGAAGATTATTAATCTTATTATGACTATGGCTTATGATGCTAAGTGTAATTATACCGATATTTTTTCTTCAGTAAGAACCTGGGACTGTATCCTCTATAATAAACTACTTAAAGAAAATATCATTGTAAATAATCCACCCGGGGTTGATCCTTCAATGGATAGACAGATCATGGGTGCGTTTGTTAAGGAGCCTAAACCGTCTCGTTACGACTGGGTGGTATCTTTTGACGCTACTTCGTTATATCCTTCTATTATTATGTCTTGGAATATGTCGCCAGAGACATTAGTAGACGGTCAAAAGTATTTAGCCGATGACGAGAGAAGTATACAGCGCTTAATTGATAGAGATTTAAATACTAAAGATATTCACGATAAAGATTACGCTATGACTGCAAACGGTCAATGCTTTAGACGAGACAAAAAGGGCATCTTTCCCGAACTGATTGAATATTATTTTGAGGAAAGGCAAAAAGCTAAAAAACTAATGCTTGAAGCTCAAACCAAGTATGAAGAGACAAGGGATGAAAGATACCTAGGGGAAATTTCTAGTCTTAACTCCAAGCAAATGGCAGCTAAGATTTTAATGAATTCTCTTTATGGTGCAATGGGTAATGTACACTTCAGATACTACGATATACGAATAGCTGAAGGCATCACGATGACCGGGCAACTCATTATTAGATCTGTATCTAATAAGTTGAACGAATTTATCAACAACGAGGTAAAAACTAAAAATGTTGAATATTCTTTTTATGCTGATACTGATTCTACCTATATTACCCTTGGTGCTTTGGTTGCTAAAAACTTGGCAGATAAAACTAAAGAGCAGGTGGTCGAGGTCCTAGAAAAGTACTGCACAAAACAAATCGAACCAACGATTAGTGCGACTTGTGAGGATGTATCTGAATACTTAAATACCTATCAGCGTAAGATTACCTTTAAGCGTGAAATTATTGCCGATAGAGGAATATGGATTGCAAAGAAACGATATGCGGTTAATGTCTATAATTCAGAAGGAGTATCATACGATCCTCCTAAGCTTAAAGTACTGGGGATGGAGATTGTACGTTCATCTACACCAGCTCCCGTTCGAAAGGCGCTTAAAGAAGCAGTATCTATTGCTCTTACTAAGGATGAAGAAACATTAAAGCAGTATGTATCTAAACTAGAGGCTAAGTGGCATAGTTTGGATCCTGAAGATATAGCGTTTCCAAGAGGGGTGAATGGGATTAAAGAGTATAGCGATCCTAATTCTATCTTTAGAAAAGGTACCCCTATTCATGTTAGAGGGGCTCTTATATATAATCATTTAGTTACTAGTAAAGAGCTAGAAAAGAGATATCAATTGATTCAGGAAGGTGATAAGATTAAGTTCCTTTATCTCCGCGAACCAAATCCATTTGGTACTCATGTTATATCATTTTCAGGTGAAGTACCGTCGGAGTTTAAACTACGAGAGTATATAGACTACGATACGATGTTTGAGAAATCGTTTCTTGAACCCCTTAACTCCTTACTCAGCTGTATAGGCTGGAAAGTAAAGGAAACAGCTTCATTAGAAGGATTATTTGGATGAAAAAGATTATTTTAGCAGTAGGATTAGCGATTATTACGCTATCAAGTTTTGGTTGGACTCAACGTGCACCCAACCCCCCAGCACAATGTGCAGTACACAACCCCTATGGTTTTCCACAAAGCTCAATTGCCCTAACTCCAATCTGCCGACAGGCATACTATGTTGGTTATGATGCAGCTGCAAAATTACCCAACTATGTAACTTATACGTTAACACCCCCTAATGCTTTAGGCTGTGTTGCACGTACTAATGCTTTCGTTGCTGATCAATCTGTTACTAATGGACCTAAACCAGATGATTATGCTGGTACAGGTTACGATAAAGGTCACATGTCACCAGACGGTGATCTGAGTTGGGATCAGCAGGTAGAGTATGAATCATTTCTAATGACTAATATGGCACCACAAGCGGGTTCATTAAATCGTGGTATCTGGAAATTACTTGAAACCGTTGTTCGTGGATGGACTGTACAATTGAACCAACCCTTTACAATTTATGTTGGTGGTATTTACAATTCACAGGATAAGAAAATTGGTAACGGGGTTGTAGTACCTCATGCATATTATAAAATTGTAATTAATCAAGCAACCGGTCAAGCAGCTGCTTGGGCATTTCCACATACAGCACCTTACCCTAACCTTGGTAACGATTTAACTAAGTACCGTATTGGTATTGCTCAACTAGAACAAACAGCCGGTGTTAAGTTTTCCTTTCCTGCTGGTGCGCAGGAGGTATTAGTAGGCAAGGAATGGCCAGTTGACTTTGGTAAACTAACAAATGCAAAACGGGCTAAGTGTGGTGCAAACGCTACCGATTAACTTGCATTTACTGTTGGTATATGTTATAATAGAGTGAAATAAGGAGTTATATAATGTCACTGTTAGATAAAATAAAGAAAAATTCTACGATTAAAGATACGTCTATATTATCTGAATCGAAGTTTTTTCAAAATAAAGATATGATACCTACATCGATACCGGCA